ATGAATTTGGCGGGGCATATCAGTCGGGTGAGTGGTGGCGTCCGACTGCTCCCAGCAAGGCTCCTACTGGCCTGCTTGAAAGAACAGATGAGATGAAGTGCGCTCCCGCCACCCTTTCGAGGAGGGGAATAGAAGGCGCCAATCTCATCAACCACCACACTAACTATCATTACAAAAGGGATACTTATGAAGACGGAAACCAAGCAACAACTGCGTGAACAACTAGACGCAGTCAACGAGAAGTTAATCGACACTGAGAGTCGTCTGAAAGACTTAGAGACTCAAAGAGAATCGATACGTCAGAGGTTCGTTGAGAAGCGTGAGCGTGTAGAGGAACTGGAGGCTCTGTTAGCCATCGAGAACCATGATCCAGACTTGGTAGACAAGTACAAGATCGTTCACCCAGACAATGCCTGGTGGATGAAATACTCTGATGCGTACATCACCATAAACACGCATGGCGCTGAGTCTGACTACCACATGGGCCAGAAGCAGCGAGTCAGCACAATACCAATTCCTAATCTAAATCTTGCATCTCAATGGCACCGCAAAGTGCCGAGCATTCGTGTATGGCAGGATGGGGAATGGCAGTATGTTGAGTCTGATTCTTGGGTGTTGGTCAGCGAAGACGATAAGGGTCAGGTCTGGGAGAGACCTAGTGTCGAGATCGGTGACCGCACTTACCCATCTGAGACTGTTCTAGTTGAGACACGCGAGCAATTCTATGCCCGTAAAAGGGTGGAGACCGACGAGCACATCGCTCTGTTGCTTGATACCGCCCGAAGCATTACCGATTTGTACTCCAAGATTGGGGGCTGGCCCGACAACGAAGTATCCGTCGATGTCGAGATCAACAATATTCAGGACATCTAGGAGACGCCATGAAAACCGAAACGCAACAAGAACTGCAGATCTACCTTGATCATGCGGACATCGGAATGATTTTGACTCTGTTGCACCATGAATCTGGCTCCATTGACGAGGGCCTTCATAGACTGGAACGCATTGAAGATCCGTACGATCAAGTTGGTGACGCTGTTTATTATGCGCTGAATCAACAGAAGGGCCGTCTGAGAAAGCTGGCAAACAAAATCAAAGATCAGTCTCCGAGAGACTATGACTTTGATGTCGATATGCAAGCTGTCGTGCCGACTGAATTTAATGGATGTTCAGATCAAAAAAATAAATAACGTTTAGGAGAACAAAGTGAAAGATTTATCAGTACAAAATGCGATGCTCAAAGCATCAGTGAATGGCTTCTACAGCATGCAGAAGACACGCATTCGGATCGGCAACAACATCGTTGCCAACTTCAAGATCAAGATCGGGCAGGAGCCTGGCAAGCCTGAAGAGACATTGGATGCAGATGCAAAGATGCTGCTATCTAACCTTCGTGTCAGCTACAAAAAGATCACCGATGGTGTTGCTGGCATGAACCCTCGCAAGTTCAAGGAGGATGGGCTGATCAGCGAGTACAGCGAGTTCTCTTTGGTCAAGCAGTACTTCGATCTGGTCGAAGCTGAAGAGAATGCGCTCAAGCAGATCACCTACAGCGTCAAGCAGTTCCCCATCTATCAAGCATTCCTAGAGGATGTGAAAGGTGTGGGCCCGACCATGGCTGCGGTGATCATCTCAGGCTTTGATATTCACAAGGCGCAATATGCGTCCTCTCTGTGGGCGTATGCCGGGCTTGATGTGGTTGGCGACAAGGGCAGGTCTAGGATCAAAGAGCACCTAGTCGATCAGACTTACATCGATTCTGAAGGTAAAGAGCAAACCAAAAAAGGTATCTCATTCAATCCCTTCATGAAGACGAAGCTGATCGGCGTGCTTGGCTCGTCGTTTGTAAAGACCAACGGTAAGTACCGTGAGATCTACGATAACTACAAGCATCGTATTACTCACATGCCTGCTCATGCTGAGAAGACCAAGGGTCACCTCAACAACATGGCGATACGCTACACAGTGAAGCGATTCCTTGTGGACCTGTACACCGCATGGCGCACGCTAGAGGGACTGCCGGTTGCGGATGAGTATTCCAAAGGCAAGCTTGGGATCAATCACAAGGTTGCTTGAGCCACTGAATGGAAGAAAACCACACGTAGAAAGCGAGCCAAGTAATTTTAGAAAACCAGTGGCAGAAAGCGAGCCAAGCGCAGTGAGAAAACCATTAATACAGAGCGAGCCAGTAGACGAGAGAAACCCGCGCATAGCAAGCGAGCCAGAAATGCAAAGAAAACCAGTACCACTGAGCGAGCCAGAGATTTTGAGAAAACCAGCTCTCCGGAGCGAGTCATTCCAAGGAAGACAGCCAAGTAAAATTAGCGAGCCACTTCGGCTTAGAAAGCCATAAAACCGAAGCGAGCCAAGCATGCTTAGAAAACCATTGGATTAAAGCGAGCCATGGACGCGAAGAAAACCAGGCTTACGAAGCGAGCCAACGTGGAGGAGAAAACCAGCGAAGTTAAGCGAGCCACTCCGGGCTAGAAAACCACAAAACTGAAGCGAGCCAGAGTCCTCCAGAAAACCAGAACAGACGAGCGAGCCAGAAGGACATAGCAACCCGTCCTTACGAAGCGAGTCAATATGCTAGAGAAAACCAGAGAACTGAAGCGAGCCAGAGCGCGGGAGAAAACCATTTGTCGAGAGCGAGCCAAGTTGAAAAAGAAAACCTCAAGTCGTAAGCGAGCCAGTAATAGCAAGAAAACCAGCAAAGGCAAGCGCGTCATTGTAGTAGAGCAACACAGGTCGAGTAAGCGAGCCAATCCAGATTAGAAAACCACAGACACAAAGCGAGCCACCAAACGGAAGAAAACCATTTAAAAAAAGCGAGCCAATAGGGTGGAGAACCCCAAAAGGACATAGCGAATCAAACAAACAAGAGTGAAAGATATGAAGGATGATTCTGAAAAGGCCGACTTACTCAAGCGCATTGAAGTGCTTGAGAAGGAGAACAACGAGCTTGCAAATGCTAATTCACGTTACAAAACAGAGAACCACAGGCTTCTAGACTTTAACAAAGAAGAGAAGCTGCGAATGGATCGTGATTATCTTGGGCCTAGCGTAGACAATTTTTATTTCATAGAAAATATGAGAGCAGGCGTTCATGGGTTCACGCATAACGAGGATGGTGAGGAGCGAAAGAATCTATTCATCATACCGTTTGTAGGTTTTTCCGAGGATGACCGTCATTTGTTATTTGAACTGATGGATGCCCTTGCAAAATGTTATGAGGCTACAACTTGGTGGGAAGATGGCGAAGGAAGATCTGTGGGCTTAAAAGCTGTATTCACAGACACCCACTTGGGTGAGTGGCATCCCCCTAGTTTGCGAGTGCCAGTGCCAGAACCAGTGCCAGAGGATGAAGATCAATGAAAGAAGACGACTTTGAAATGGAAATGGAAGGCGGCAGTGAGGATCACGAGTACGCCATGGACTTGATTAGAAACTTGGTGAAGGTCAGCAAAGAGGAGCTAGACCCACGCATTCTATTTGAAGTCATGATGGTCTATTCGCTGGGCTGGAACATGGCCCACGGCGACCATGACCTCATGACCAAGCTATTGCCAAATGTCTTGGACAGCATCAATGATGGTTCTTACACCGATGTGGCAGAAATTATGGAGGAAGAAAGGATATGTCACTAGCAACAGAAGACTCATCTAAGTTCGCAGAACGTAAACGTGCCGTGCTGCGATGCATCTACAAGTCACCAGAAGACAGCTGGGCCAAGAACTATTGGCGCAATACCTATCGAAAACTCATGGAAGAACGAAGAAAGCGCATATGGAACTAAGGTACTATCAGCGCGAGGCCGTTGATGCAGCGGTCCACTGGTTCAACACCCAGGACACGCATCCGCTCATCGTTCTACCGACAGGTTCTGGCAAGACAGTTGTCTTCGCCACACTGATCAAGGAGATCTTTGAGCGGGAGCCCGACTGCAGGATTCTGATCCTAGCTCACCGGCAAGAACTGGTCAGCCAGGCAGAAGATAAACTCAAGAAGGTATGGCCATGTGCGCCATCAGGCATCCTGGCTGCGGGCTTGAACCAATACGAAGTTGATGGACGTATCGTCATTGCTAGCCGAGACACCTTGGCCACGCCGAGTAGGCTCAACACCGTTGGCGACTTTGACTACATCATCGTGGACGAGGCGCATCATGTTGCGCCAGACCCCAAGACCCGGTATCGCAAGATCTTCGATCACTTTGAGTCATCTATCTGGAAAACGCCGCGCATACTGGGTGTAACCGCTACACCCTATCGTATGGGCCAGGGCTTCATATACGGCCTTGAGGAGCATTTCTTCTCAGGCGTTGCTTACCGTATAGGCATACCTGAAATGATCCAACAGGGCTTCCTATGCCGCCTGTCGGCCTTCAAGGTAAACGATGAGGCTGTGATCGATGCATCAACTGCGCGGGTCAAGTTCAAGGGCGGCGACTATCGAGAGTCAGACATCGAGAAGCTGGCCATGGAAGATCAGACCATGCTGGCCATCATCGATGATTGGGTAGAGAAGGCATACACCAAAGGCCGACTGAGCACAGTGTTCTTTTGTATCACGGTGGCTCATGCAGAAAAGATGTGCATGTATCTCAGACGAGCAGGCATAGAGGCTGCAGTTGTGACCGGCGAGACTCCAAAGAGAGAACGCGAAGATATCTTGGAGCGTTTTGAGGACGGCCAGATCAACGCCCTGTGCAACGTTGCTGTACTGACAGAAGGTTGGGATGCGCCACGCACAGATTGTATCGCGCTGCTGCGCCCCACCAAGTCGCTGGGCTTGTATGTGCAGATTTGCGGGCGAGGCATGCGAACCTGGGGTGACAAGAAAGACTGCATGCTTCTGGACTACGGCGAAAACATGGATAGGCATGGCTGCATAGACACTGCCCGTCCATCGACCCCAAGCAAAGAAGACAAAGAGACAGAACAAGAAACCAAGATATGGATATGTGACTCGTGCTTGGGCGTCAACGATTCAGATCGTGACACATGCATTGAGTGCGGTGCCTTGAAACCAGCGCCTATCGAACAGCCAAAACTGTTTGAGGAAGACAAAGATGCGGCATCAACACGCATGGCTGCGAGCGGCTCTGTGTTATCCGATGAACTTCAAGATCCCGTGCAGGTGCATGAGCGAATCAAGAACGTAGAGTGGGTTTCAGCTGAGTTAAAAACATCGAAGAATGGCAACGACTATCTCAATGTTATGTTTTTAAGTCCCGGCGACTATTGGCCACAAAACATGCCAATCATGATCGGCATGAAAGGTAAAGCCGGTGCGATGGCAGAGAAAAAGTGGCGGTCACTAACCAACGGCTTCCCGTGCCCAACTAACATTAATCACGCTGTTGATCTGGTGAAACATGTAAAGGTGATGAGCCACATCAAACAAATCACTGTAAGAAAAGAAGGAAGATACTGGAATGTCGTTAGCGTCCATTTTTGATCGGATCGATGAGCAACTAGCGGAGAAAGAAAACCGCTTTCGTGGCCATCTTGGGTTCAGCGGCATTGGTGATGACGATGAATACAGACTGTGGATGGGCTTCCGCTGGTGCTTACCAGCAAGCTTCAGTGGCAGGATGTTGCGGCTGTTTGATCTAGGCAATCGCATCGAGGACCAGGTGGTCGAGAACATTCGTAACACCGATGTTATTTCCATCGCCTCACATGACAAAGACGGCAACCAGTTTCGCGCATCCTTCTTTGGCGGGCACTTCGCAGGCTCTTGTGACGGCCTTCTCAAGGGCGTTCTGCCACCCCCTAGCGAAGAGGTGATCTTGCTGCTGGAGGTCAAGAGCGCCAACGACAAGCGGTTCAAAGAGCTCGTAAAGCTTGAAAGCTACGAAGCCTGGAGTGAAACCTATCGATGGCAGATCCATGCCTACATGGGCGCTCTTGGTCTAACCAAATGCATGGTGGTTGTAGTCAACAAAAACGACAGCAGCGTGTACACAGAGATCATCGACTTCAATCCACAGGTGTGGGAAAAGGCGCAAGCAAAGGCGCAGCGTATCATCTGCAGT